CGCTCGACCTTGATCCGTCCTCGGAGAAGGCGATCAGGGCAGCGAACCCGCACTTTGACGACTTCATGAACAAGGAAGAGGTGTTCCGGCAGGCGCAAGACGCCAAGCGGATGCCGAGCCGGGAGGCTTCGTACCGAAACCTGATCCTGAATCAGCGAGTGGAGGCCAAGAACCCGTTTGTGACTCGTGCAATCTGGCAGGAAAACAGCGCAGAGCCAATCCCGATTGAAAGCTGCGATGTCTTGTACGGAGGCCTGGATTTGTCTGCCGTCAACGATCTGACGGCGTTGGTACTGGTTGGGCAAAGCCTTTGGGACGAAGAGAGCACCCTGAGCGTATATCCGACGTTCTGGCTCCCTGGTGAAGGGTTGGCAGAGAAGGCGAGAGCAGACCGCGTTCCTTATGACGTGTGGGCCAAGCAGGGGTTTCTCCAGACCACGCCAGGAAGCGCCATCGAGTACGAGTTCATCGCCGAGCATCTGCGCGGCGTGTTTGATCGCTGCAATGTCGGCGCGCTGGCCTTTGACCGCTGGGGAATGCGTCACCTTCGACCATGGCTGGTAAAGGCTGGGTTCACCGAGGAAGAGCTGGAGCGCTTCATTGACTTTGGCCAGGGCTTCGCCAGCATGAGCCCAGCGCTTCGATCCCTCGAAGAGAAGTTGCTGGCGAGAAAGCTTCGACACGGTAACCACCCGGTTTTGACGATGTGCGCCGCCAATGCGGTGGTTGTCAAAGACCCGGCAGAGAGCCGGAAATTCACGAAGGCGAAGGCGAGCGGCCGGATTGACGGCATGCAAGCACTCGCCATGGCGGTCGGCGTGATGCCGAGCGCAGCGACACAAGAGAAGTCATTCTGGGAAACATCCTGATGGCGCTGTTCAACGCGGTGTCTCTGATGGCACTGAACCCGGCTGGAGCCGGTAAGTCGTTCTGGGAAACCGCATGAAATTCTTCGACCGACTCATTGGCAGGAAGAGCGGGCTGACGCCGTTCAGCTCTACCACGTTGGCCCAATTGCTCGCCTCTGTTTTTGGCGGCGGTGCGACCAAGAGCGGCGCGAGCGTCAACACCAGAACGGCGCTTGAGGTGTCTGTGGTGTTGGGTTGCGTTCGGGCGATTGCCGAGGGACTCGCCCAGGTTCCGTGGCTGGTGATGCAGGAGAGCCCGGATGGGCGCACTCGTTTGCCGCTCAAGAAGCACCCCATGTGGGACTTGCTGCACCGAAAGCCAAATCGCTGGCAGACGTCTTTCGCGTTCCGCGAGACCTTGATTTTCCACATTCTGCTTGGCCCCCAAGGCTGCGCTTACGCATTCAAGAGTCGTGTTGGATCGCAGGGCCGCGTGGCGGAGTTGATCCTTCTTGACCCCCATGCTGTGAAGGAGGAAGTCACTGATGCGGGTGATTTCGTTTACACGGTCAAGGGCAAGTCTGGTGCGACACGAACTTTGCAGGCCGGTGACGTGTGGCGTATTGCTGGCCCGAGCTGGACTGGAACCGAGGCCCTGCCGCTGATTCGCCTGGCGCGCGAGGCGATTGGGCTGGCGATGGCCACCGAAGAGACCCAAGCCAATCTTCATGCTAACGGCGTGAAGGTTTCAGGGGCTTACAGCGTCGATGGATCACTTTCCACTGAGCAGTACGGAAAGATCAAAGAGTGGATTGCGAAGGAGTTTGCCGGAGCGGCAAAGGCTGGCGTCCCGTTCATCCTTGACCGTGGTGCCAAATGGCAGCCGTTCAGCATGAGCGGCGTAGATGCACAGCATTTGGAGACCCGCCGCCATCAGGTGGAGGAGGTCTGCCGCGCCTTCCGTGTGCTTCCGGTGATGGTGATGCAGCAGGACAAGGCGTCCACTTATGCCAGCGCTGAACAGATGTTCATCGCTCACCTGGTGCACACCCTGATGCCGTGGTTTGAACGTGTCGAGCAGAGCGCCGATTGCGATCTGCTGAGCGATCAGGAGCGCCTGTCCGGGATCTACACCCTGCTGGAGCCTTCCGGGATGCTGCGTGGCGGCCTCAAGGACACCGCCGAATACCTGTCCAAGTTGATTGAGCGTGGCGTGCTGACCCGAAACGAAGGGCGCGAGATGCTGGATCGAAACCCCATCGAGGGCCTGGATGAGCCGCTGACGCCATCGAACATGGTCACCAGCGCCACGAACGACCCCAAAGCCTGAAAGGCCAAGAAAATGGAAATCAAGTACATCAGCCGCCCGTTTGAGGTGAAGGCCGTTGAGGAAACTGGCATCTTCACCGGCTACCTGTCGGTTTTCGGCAATGTCGATCAAGGCGGCGACATCGTCTCTCCTGGCGCGTTCACTGAAACCCTCGAAGCCTGGAAGGCCAAGGGATCGCTCCCGCCAGTTCTGTGGCAGCACCGTACCGGCGAGCCGATCGGCCCGTTCCTGGAGATGCGCGAGGACTCGGTTGGCCTGTGGGTGAAGGGCCAGCTCTTGGTCGAAGACATCCCTCGTGCAAAGGAAGCCCGCGCACTCATGCGCGCCAAGGCCGTCAACGGCATGAGCATCGGCTACGTGAACCGGGATGACAGCTACGACCGCGTGACCGGAATTCGCACTATCAAGAAGCTGGACCTGTATGAGGGCAGCATCGTGACGTTCCCGATGAACCCTTCTGCATCGGTTACTGACATCAAGGGCGCTTACTCGGCTATGGAAACCCTGGCCGATGTCGAGCGCCATCTGCGTGAGGCCCACGGGCTCAGCAAAACCGAATCTGTCGCGCTTGTCTCGCGCATCAAGTCACTGGCTGGCCGGAGCGATTCCGACGCAGCTGGTGACCTGCTGCCTGGACTGCATGCGCTCCAGAAGTCCCTTGCCGGTCGGAGTGATTCCGATGCGGAGGGCGATCTTGCCGCCGGCCTGAGCAGGCTGTCGGCTCTTTTCACCTGACCCATCCCACTCCCGCCAACAACCCGCCGCTGGCGGGTTTTTCATTTCAAAAAGGAAATTGCCATGACCACCGAAATCAAAGACGTGCTGACCGCACTGACCAAGGGCTTCGAGGACTTCAAGAAGATCAATGACGATCGCTTGGCCAAGGTCGAAAAGGGCCAGGCTACCGGCGACATGGAGGCCAAGCTGGCTTCCGTGCAAGCCGACATCGCCAAGGCGCTGGACCTGAAGAAGGAAATCGAGCGCCTGGAAGCCAAGCAGAACGCCGCCGGTCTGTTCGGCGCTGGCTCGCAAGGTAACCCTGACAAGGCCGCCTACAAAGCCGCCTTCTTCGACCGCTTCGTCCGCAAAGGCGAGGACTCGGCCGAGCTGAAGTCGCTGCAATCCAAGGCCATGTCCATCGGCACCCCTGCCGACGGCGGCTATGCCGTTCCGGAAGAGCTGGATCGTTCCATCGAGAAACTGATGCGCGACGTTTCGCCCGTTCGCCAGGTCGCCAACGTCATCACCGTTGGCACCAGCGACTACAAGAAGCTGGTGAACGTGAACGGCATCGCTTCTGGCTGGGTCGGTGAAACCGCCGCCCGCCCGGCGACCAACACCAGCCAACTGGCCGAAGTGACCCCGTTCATGGGTGAGCTCTACGCCAACCCCCAGGTGACCCAGCAGGCACTGGACGACATCTTCTTCAACGTCGAAGCTGAAGTGACCGCGCAACTGGCCGAAGAGTTCGCCGTGGCTGAGGGTTCCGCATTCGTGTCTGGCAACGGCACGAACAAGCCGAAGGGCTTCCTGGCCTACACCACTGCCGCTACCGCTGACTCTTCGCGTGCTTTCGGCACCCTGGAGCACATCGCAACTGGCGTGGCTGGTGACTTTGCTGCCTCGAACAAGGCTGACATCTTCTACGACGTGGTGGCGAAGATGAAAGCCGGCTACCGCGCTGGGTCGGTCTGGATGATGGGCAAGGCCATCATGTTTGAAGTGATGAAGTTCAAGGACACGTCTGGCCAGTACCTCTGGCAGCCGCGTCTGACCGACAACGGCCTTGGCCTGAACCTCGTTGGCTACAACGTGGTGGAAGCCGAAGACATGCCGGTCAAGGCTGCCAGCAGCCTGTCGATTGCCTTCGGCAACTTCCGTCGCGGCTACACCATCGTGGATCGCATCGGCACTCGCATGCTGCGCGACCCCTACACCAACAAGCCCTATGTGGGCTTCTACACCACCAAGCGCGTCGGCGGCATGGTGGTGAACAGCGAGGCGATCAAGCTGGTGAAGTTCGCTGCCGCCTGATCCATCAATCCAGAAGCGCCCGGCTAAACCCGGGCGCTTTTTATTGGAGCCTCACATGTACCTCATCAAGAAAACCTTCCTCTTTGCCCACCGCGGCGTTGAGGTTGAAGAGTTCGTGGCCTCGGATGATCCGGTCTATCTGACCGATGAATGCGCCGAAGTCGCCTTGGCTGAAGGCTGGGCCGAGCTGTTCAAACCTGCCCAGCCGGAGAAGACAGAAACCCATCAGACGGACGCCGAACCGCCGGCCAAGACCAAGCCGACGAAGAAAACCGAAGGCTGATTGCTGCGCCATGCGTCTTAAGGGCGCATGCCAGAGCGATTCACAACCAACACCCGTAGGTGCCACATGAGCAAGACGATCAAATACATCGGCGGCCAGGACCGCTGGCCCGAGCTGGCAATCACCGGTAAGCAGAGCGTGTGGAGCCGTGGGCAGTCGGAAGAGCGTGATGATGCCGAGGCAAATGCTCTTTTGCAGACTGGTCTATTTTTGCAGTCCAGCGGATCGGGTGTTCAGCTATTTATTGACCAGTCGAGCAATCGACCTTTTGCTTTGGCTGGTGATTCAGCTCCCCGTGAGATTGCTCTGATCGGCGAAGAAGAAGCTGGAGATCGACTGCCCAAGCCATCCGACAATGCGTCGGTCGGCTATTCGGCGTCCTCTCTCTGGCAGCACGGCGGCTCGATCTTCAAGCCGGCCTCTGCCCCGTCGAATACCTCGGCCCTGTGGGTGCGCCAGCCTCGCCAGGGTGGTCACATCGCCAACGTGATGGGCGCCAACTGTCGTTTCGCCGGTGGCACCGTGGCCATGAAGGCCGGCTATGTCGGGAACGCAATTGACGTGACCGTGAAGGTTGGAGGCGCAGACGTGACCGAGACCATCACCATCCTGTCCGGTGGTGAGTTGGACGCCGACAAGGTGCTCGGCCTGCTGGCGCGTGCTGATGCAAACACCAAGGCCACGGTGACGCAGATCTACGACCAGACCGGCCTGGGCAACCACATCGTTAAAGATGCCGCCTATGCCGCACCGCTGCTGGACTGGGACGAGTTGGCCGGGCGCTTCGTGGTCACTGGCGACTACGACAACACTGACAACATTGCGCGCCAGCTTCGCATTCCCACTACGCTGACTGCCAACCGGAACAACTGGTCTGCATTCGCATTGGGTCGGGCAGTCAATGCGTGCGCCGACAACTACAACAACATTATCCTGACACTTGGCGATTCGCAAGGAAACACGAACCCGACGGCATCTTGGTTGCCTGCTGTGGATGGTTCTATTTTGGTGAATCACACCCCTACTGGCGGAGGATGGGCGCCGACTCAAAAAGTCCCAATGCCAAGTGGGCTGATGGTTGCCGGAGTGAGTTCTGGGGCAACCTTGAAGGCGTTTTCCAATGAGCGCAGCGGGTCTGGAAGCAACCTGTCCGACGCATCGCTTTTGACCGGCGGTTGGATCGGAAGCGACAACGGGACCAACATCCGGCGCATTCCGGTTCGATTCTTTGGGATTGCCATCTGCAACACGGCAGTGACGGACGCGCAGATTGAGGTAATCAAGACCGGCTTCTACGCACGCTTCGATGTGGCACCCCAGGTTCTGGATCGAGTTGTGATTCTGGGTGACTCCCGTCCTGCTGGCGCCTTTGCAAAATATTTCCGCACGGTCGCAATTCAATTGGCCGATCGACTGGGCAAGCGCGCCGAGGTGGTGAACTTGTCGAATGGGTCTTACACGATCAGCCAAGCGCAGACCACGATGGCGCCGACCGCCAAGACCATCGTGCGCACCGGTCGAAAGAACATCGCGATCATCTTTGCTGGCGTCAACAACTTCATCGTCGGCAACCAGACGCCCCAGCAGGTGGTGACGGAAATGGCCGCTCTGGTGGCCGATCTCAAGGGCGCTGGCTACAAGGTCATCGTGCTGGGAGAGCTGGCCACCACAAGCACGGTCAATGGCGCAAACACCAAGCTGCCGCAGCTTCGCGATCTGCTGCGCGGAAACCCGGTGGGCGCCGATTCGGTTGTGATGCTGGACAGCTACCCCGAAGTCATTGCGGCCAACGTCGCTGCGAACTATCCCGATGGCTTGCACCCTTCTGCCGCGCTGTTCGGCCTGATTGCCGGAGCCTTGGAACCGGTGGTTGATCGCTACCTGCTTGCCTAAGGACTGGTGCCATGACCTACCCCCGCCGCTCAGGCGCACCAGCTCAAGAGCCGGTGACGCTGGCCGAAGCCCTGGAGCACCTCCGCGAGGATGCCGGGGTCGCTGACGACTACGTGACCAGCCTGATCACCGCCGCGCGCACCGCGTGCGAGGAACGCATTGAGCGCACCCTGATCAGCACAGAATGGAAGCTGACGCTGGACTCGTTCCCCGACGCCATCGTGCTGCACCGCCCACCGGTGATCTCTGTGGCCAGCGTGAAGTACCTAGACATGGAAGGCGTGGAGCAGACCCTGGACCCCGCCGACTACCTGCTGGACTCGGTGAGTGCCGGCGCCTGGCAAGGCCTGGCCCGACACGCAGGACCGAATCAACGCCGTGACCGTGACCTACACGGCCGGCTATGGCAGCACGGCGGCCAGCGTGCCCAAGCCGCTGACCCAGTGGATTCTGCTGGCCATTGGCG